TTTTCACTTCGTTTATTGCATCGCGGATGCTATCCGCGATTTTAATAAGAGGTCATTATGAAATTCCTCCCTTACCAGAAAAAGTACATCAACGATAATTCCCGTTTCAAGATAGTCGAGAAATCGCGCCGTATCGGCATCACCTACGCCCAGTCTTACGAAGATGTTGAATACTGCATTCAGCAGAAACGCCGCAAAGTCTGGTTTTCGTCCCGTGACGACTCGGCAGCTGCTGAATACATCGACTACTGCCGCTTTTTCCTTGAGAAACTCTTCGATATAGCGGCCTCCTACATCGGAACAGAAATCGTCGATCCGGTAAAAGGGATACAGTCCCGCCTCATCCGCCTGAAAAACGGTTCCGAAATACATGCCATGACATCTTCGCCCGGACGCTTCCGCTCAAAAGGCGGTAAAGTCATACTTGACGAGTTCGCATTTCACGAACACCAGGACGAGCTTTATGCAGCCGCTCAGCCCGCCGTACTTCGCGGCGACCCGATCCGCATAATTTCGACCTATAACGGCATGAACAACCTCTATTACCGGTTAATTCAAAAGGTGAAGACTAAACAGCTTGACTGGTCTCTCCACCGCGTGACCCTCCCCGAAGCCGTGGATCAGGGTCTGTATGATAATATCATGGGGCGCCCAACCACAGAGCAAGAACAGGCTGAATGGCTCGAAGAAGTCAGAAAGAACTGCGTTTCCAACGATATCTGGCTGCAGGAGTACTGCTGCACCCCCGTTGACAGCGCGACCGCATTCATCACCTACGAGCTTCTGGCTCAGAATGCGCATGAAGAAAAGAAGATCATCAGGGACATCACCGAAATCAAGGCGATGAAGGAAATATATATAGGTATAGACATCGCCCGGCTCATAGACCTTACCGCCGTATGGATCAACGAAAAAACCGATGCCGGTTACATTACCCGCCGCCTCATAACATTGAAAGACATGAAGTTTTCAGATCAGAAAACCATAATCTGGCCGCTTCTCGCTCTACCCAATGTTCATCGTGCCTGCATCGACCGCACAGGTATCGGCATGCAGATGTCCGAAGAAGCGCAGGAAGCCTTCGGCACCTACAAGATCGAGGGGGTCTATTTCAGCAGGGAACTTAAAGAACAGCTCGCCTACAAGGTTCTCACAAATTTGCAGGACAGACGTTTTCTGATTCCCGACACCGAACAGGTCCGCGAATCTTTCCACAACATAAAAAAACTTGTCACCGCAGCCGGGAACGTCAGATTTGACGCTGAAAGAACTGAAGCCGGACACAGCGACGAGTTCTGGGCAGCTGCTCTTTCTCTATATGCCGCTGACGCAACAGACAACACTCCGCTCGTCATAAATTCCAGAATGCCCAGACAGACATCGAAATGGTTGGATAAATATTAAATAGAGGTTAAACATGCAGAAAATACTCGGTAAAACAGTAGCCGACAGACTCACAGCCTACGATCTGATAACATTTATGCAGATCCTTCCGAATCCCGATCCGATTCTAACCAAACTCGGAAAAAGGATCTCGGCTTACGACGATCTTCTTTACGACACCCAGGTGCGCAGCTGCCTCTCTTCACGAAAAGCCGGAGTCGCAAAACTCAAATTCGAGCTCGAAGGCAACGACGCTGACCAGAAAATCGTTGACTTCATCCAGAAAACTTTTGACCGCTTCAATTATTTCAAACTCTTCAAACAAATACTCGGCTGCGTCGCCTACGGATACCAGCCCATAGAAATAGACTGGGAAGTCAGGGAAGGACGCATCGTCCCGGCCAAAATAGAGGAAAAACCAGCCGAATGGTTCTGCTTCGGCGAAAAAAACGAACTCCGCTTCCGCTCTAAGAAACACCCCGTGAACGGCGAAGAACTGCCGGAAATGAAATTCGTATGTCCAACCAACGACGTAACCTATAAAAATCCCTACGGAACATCCGTGCTTTCACTCTGCTTCTGGCCGGCAACGTTCAAGAAAGGAAATCTGAAGTTCTGGGTCACATTCACCGAGAAATACGGTTCCCCCTGGCTTATAGGAAAGTACGCTCCCGGAACGGACAAAAAGGTTCAGAACGAACTCGGCGAGCAGCTTGAAAACATGGTCCAGGATGCTATAGCCGTAATCCCTGATACCTCCAAGATAGAAATCATCGAAGCAGCCGGAAAAAGTGCTTCAGCGGATATATTTGACAAATTGAAAGATGCCTGTAACGCAGACATCAGCAAAGCGATCCTCGGCCAGACACTGACTACCGAACTCAGAAGCACCGGCAGCCTCGCCGCCGCCCAGACACACAACGAAGTCCGCAAGGATATAATCCTTTCAGATGCGAGAATAATTGAAGAAACCCTCAATCAGATCGTCCGCTGGACCATTGACCAGAACTTCGGAAAAGACGTGATTGCCCCGGCATTCCGTTTTTCCGAGCACGAAGAAGTCAACAAGCAGCTCGCAGAACGTGACGCCATCCTTGCCGGAATCGGAGTTCGCTTCAAACCCAAATACATCCAGAAAGCCTACAACTTAGGCGAAGACGATTTTGAAGTCGTTGAGACCTCACCCCTTAATCCCCTCTCCGATGCAGCGAGGGGAAATGGTTTTAGTGCCCCTCTCTACAATGGAGAGGGGTGGCGGTTTTCCGCCGGGGTGAGGTCTGATTCCCTCGACCGTGCCGCCCGTGCCGCCTTTCCGCCCGAAAAACAGCAGGAACTCATGGAAAAGATCCTGACACCCGTTTTCGATCTTATTGAGAAAGGCGCAAGCCTTGAAGAAATATACGACCGCCTCGGTGAAATGCTTCCCGAACTCGACACCGACGAACTGCGCGACATCCTTGACCGCGCCTGTTCCGCAGCCGACATGTTCGGCAACGCCGGAGGCAAAATATGACCACCTCTGAGTTTCGTTTATTGCCGCCGAATTTGGTGAATCGGTTTTCGTCCATTGCATCGCGAATTTTATTCGCGATTTGATTAAGGAGTCCTGAATGTCCGATCTTGACCGTTTGAACAACCTTTTAACAAGCCTTCAAGAGGCGTTGAAAGACAAAAGCGGAATCACCCGGAATATCGCAGAGATCCTTCTTTCCGGAGTCCAGGACAACTTCCTTGAATCCGGCAGGGAAAACGGCGGATCGGGTACATGGAAACCCCTTTCAGCCGTCACCCTGAAACGGCGCGGCAAAAAGAAAAATTCACCAATCCTCCGCGTCAAAAACCGCCTTTATCAGTCTCTCAGCACTGCGAACGACAACAATACCGCCACCGTCGGCACAAACGTCAAATACGCAGCAGTTCACCATTTCGGAGCCAAAAAAGGCGAGTTCGGCACATATCGCGGACCCTCCGGCACATGGAAACCGCGCCCGATTCCCTGGGGTGACATCCCTGCAAGACCATTCATGCACGCTACCAATCAGGAATTTGAAGATATAGCCGATTTTCTTGAAGAACAGATCAACAAAATCACCAGTGAGGTGTAACTATGTCTAATATCGAGGTGACCCTTACCCGTGTCCGCGCTTTTCAAAACGCAATAGTCGGACAACTTCACATTCAGACCGCCAATTTCGTCTGGGCTTGTCAGACGCTTGAACTTCCCTGGAAAAACAACCAGCCGCAAGTGAGCTGTATTCCGGCAGGAACTTACACCTGCAGGCGAGTCAACTCTCCGAAATTCGGTGACACATTCGAAGTCTGCGGTGTTCCCGAAAGATCGGGTATCCTTTTCCACGCAGGGAATTATGCCCCGAAAGATACTCGCGGCTGCATCCTGCTTGGTATCATCTCGGACAACGACGGCAACAATGCGTGGCTTGAAGCCTCACGTGCAGCAATGACAACATTCAGACAGATGCTTGAAGGCATCGATAGCTTCAAAATAACCATAAAATAACGGAGAAAACCATGACCAAAGAAAAACCGAACTCCAAAAAAATCAATGATCTTGACGCACTCTCAGCTCTCACCAGAAGCTCTAACTATGCAATACCCATTCTTGACTTGAACGACCGTGACGAAGACGGCGACCCCAAACTGAAACAGGTGCCGATCAATCTTTTGCAGGCACTTTTCAAGAATGAAACCAACCTCGCAAAAGTCGCAACCAGCGGAAAATACGGCGATTTGAAGAATCTGCCGCAGCTCTTTTCCGGCGAATATGCCGACCTGAGCGGAAAACCAAACATCCCGTCGAGAACAAGCGAACTCCAGAACGATTCCGGTTTTCTGACAGAACATCAGGATATATCCGGGAAAGCCGACACGGCAGACCTGTCGGCGGTCGCTACCAGCGGACAATATGCTGACCTTCTCGGTCTTCCTATCCTGTTAAACGGATTAACATTGTTTGGGGTTCGTGCTCCAATCGGAACGTTTTATGGTGATTATCAAGAATGCGTATATGAAGGTGCTTACGCTACTGTCCCTATTACAAATTACGAATATACGTATGTCTTAGAAAACACTTTAAGTAAGGACTTAAGAGATTTTCAGAATGGCTACGATAAAACCAAGTATTATTATGAATTTGGTTTAATTTTGGTCATGTGCGAAGAAACTGGTACATTCGTATATTACAACCACTATATAAAACAATACAGATGGAAAGAAGAAACAGAGTCGTGGGAAAAACCTTTTCGGGGAGAGTACTACAGGTTATCAACCAATGCCCACTGTGTATTCAAAGATCCGGACGATAACCAGTGGAAAATACGTTACTGTGTTAGTGTGGGGAAACACTATTCAGTCTTTCCGATAAAACTATACTTTTATTCAACTTATGATGTATTGACAGCATATTGGCCACAATAATCGCAACAATCACATGGCTGCATAAGCACCGCGGCCTTATTATCAGCCTCATCGCTGCCCTCATCATCGCGATCCTTTTCCTTGTCATCCGCATCGAGATCGGAAAGATCGAAACTCTGAGCGGCCAGATCTCCGATCTCAAAAACCAGAACCAAGCCTTGATCGAACAGCTTTCAACCGCCGCCGAAGACGTGAAAGCCGTCCGGCAATACCTCTTTTCCCTCGAAAACATCGCCGTTCAGGAGCGGCAGGAGCTACAAAAAAATGAAGAAATCTGTGAAAATGTTACTGATTTTGACAGCATTATTCCTCGCATTAACGAGCTGTTCGGCTACTGCGAACCACCGGCAGCCGAATCCGAACGTTAAGCAGCTCTGTGTTGAACCGCCGGAACCCGTCTATGAAGAGTTGCAGGATTGTTCTGCCGCCCCTGTTGCAGGGGAGGTGCCGCAACGCGGCGGAGGGGTTTGCCAGAAACGCAATTTTCTGATCTTACTCAACAATATCACAAAATTAAAGGCTTACACCGAAAAATTGAAAGCCACCATCCAATGCCTTTCGCCGCAATCCTCAGCTTCGTCCATTGCGCCGGATTCTATCCGGCATTCGCATTAAGGAGGCCACCCGATGACAACTTCTTCCGACATCCTGAAGCACATCTTCAACCTGAAGCCCGAAAAAGCCGCCGAATACCTGAAACAGAAAGGTATGAAAACTTCCGGCGCATGGTGGCAGGTTTACGAAAAAGAACACGCCCGCGTCTTCACCGTCGCTCAGACCTCGGCGATAAAAGCCGGTTACGACGTGTTGAAAGACATCCGCGCTGCCGTCCAGAAAGCAATCGACGAAGGCACCACTTTAAGGGACTTTCAAAAGGAGTTAAAGCCCCTTTTAAAACAGAAAGGATGGTGGGGCAAGATCCCCGATCCCAAGAATCCGGAGCGCGAAATCCAGCTCGGAAGCGTCCGCCGCCTTGAGAAAATCTTCGACACCAACGTCCGCACCGCTTACCAGACCGGGCGTTACAACGACCTCGCCGAAAACGCGCAATACCGCCCTTACTGGCAGTATATCGCCGTCATGGATGACCGCACAAGGAAAGAGCACAAATCGCTCCACGGCAAAGTCTTCCGATGGGACGATCCCTTCTGGGACACCTTTTTTCCGCCCAACGGCTGGAACTGCCGCTGCACTGTCAAATCTCTCAGCGAACGCGAACTAAAACAGCGCGGCCTCACAGTCGAAAACACCGACGGCAAGCTGTTGAACGCGACCGCAACACTTCCGAACGGCCAGAAAGTCTCAGGCAAAGTTTACAAAAACGGCGGCAAAATCGTTCAGACCGATGTCGGATGGAACTACAACCCCGGCAAAACGGCATATCAGCCGATGGATGACGGAAAAGATCCTTACTTACAAGAGAAACTGAGAGAACAGCTTCGTGAAGCTGACCCCATAGACAAGAAAGAAATGCCAAAATGGAAAATAGGCATCAGACACAAAGACATATTCAAAACTATCGAAGAAGCCGAAATCAAATACAACGAAGTGAAACCACTGGAAAAACCTTTAACTGAGCGTGAAATTATCAGAAAATTGTCTGAAAACCCCAAAAAAGGTTCCTGTTCTTCGTTGGCTCTGGCATATATCGGCAACAAACTTGGCTTTGATGTCAAAATCAGAGGCGGCATTTCCCGGCAAGTTTTTTCAGAGACTCCGATCCTTGTTCAAATTGCAAAGAAGGCTAATGGGTTAATCGAAGAATCTTATAATGATATTGAGACGGTAGCCAAATTGTTAAAGACAACCGAAGCAGGGAGGGAATATTTCTTAACCACCGGAAGCCATACTGCAATCATACGTAAAGCCGCAAAAGGTTATGAATATTTGGATTTGCAAGACACTCGTTTTACTGCTTGGAGACCCATTGACCAAGGAATATTGAAGCGTCGTTTTGGCTGTTCTCAGCAACACAAATATCGTGCAAGAAGCGCATTATTTGATATAGAAAACTTAAGAAACAACGAAGATTTTAAGAAAATTTTAGGTTATATAAATAGTGACAAATAAATATTGATTTTTACTGAAAGTCTGCCAATTCAGGGCATTCTTTATCGAAGATTTCTTTTTGTTTTTTGGTTAATTTTTTGGGATAATCTTTAAAAAAATCAAAGATTTTCTTTTGATCGAAACTAAAACGGTGATCATCCATTACTTGAGACTGTACCCACCAAATCTTATCGTTTTTGTCGTGTTTATAAAAGTCTATGCCGTTTACTGTCTCCAAAACACTGTTATTTTCCTCTTTGAGCGTTGCTTCCAAATCCGCTATAAGGTCGTATTCTTTTTCCTTACTCATCTCCATCCTCCTTTTCGTCTGGGAACTTCAGCATACAAACGACGGTCAGCACTGCAGCCGTAATCTCGTCAAATCTGCGTTTCATGTATTCCAGTATCATCCACTGCACAAACAGCACGGCTCCCAATGATACCACAACACAAAGACAACCGTAAAGAAATTTGTCAATCATTTTTCCTCCTTAATACTTGCCGGTCGAACTTTTTCCTGCTGTCTTTTAGATTTCCAGCAGCTCAACATTAAAAGAACATCGCCAACGGCGG